TCCTCTTATACCCTTCACAGCAGAAGAACAAATTGTTAAAAGTGAAAAGAAACTTAAACAATTAGAGAAAAAATATAAAACTCTTGATATCGAAAATTATACAATAAATAAAGATTTATAATATGAAAGTTTATAAAGGAAAATACATAGCAGACATATACAAAAAGATTTTAAATGATTTACTTTATAATCCTGAATATGTTTGTAAACCAAGAGGATTAGAAATTAAAGAGATTATAAATTGTATAATTGAAGTTGAAGAACCTAATATGAATCTTTTTAAAAGTGAACATAGATCTTCACCTGAAAAGTATATTGCGGCTGAATTATTATACTATTTTTCAGGAACCAATAAAGCAGATTTCATAGAAAATTATGCTTCAATGTGGACGAAATTAAAAAATGATAAAAATGAAATACACTCAGCATATGGATATTTGATATTTAAAGAAGAAAATGATGACCAATATACACAATATGAATGGGCGCTTGAAGCTCTAAAAAAAGATAAAGATAGTCGTCAAGCATTTATGCATTTCAATAAACCCTATCATCAATATGATGGAAATAAAGATCAAGTATGTACATTAACAGCATTATTTCATATTCGAGATAATAAACTTCATATGACTTTAAATATGAGAAGTAATGATATTATTCTTGGGTTTATGACAGACTTTGTATTTTTTAATATGTTGCATCAACAAATGTATCTTCATCTTAAAAAATATTATAAAAAATTACAAATGGGAACCTATACGCATACATCTCATTCAATGCATTTATATTCAAAACATTATGATTTAGTTGAAAAAATGCTAAAAACAGATTTTATTCCTAATGCAACGCCACTATTAAATACATCGATAATTGAAGAATCAGGAATATTTAGAACTAAATATTTTAGAGTATTTCATTCTGTAATAAAAAATAATCAAATAAAAATCGAAGAAACTGATAATCCTGTGATTAATTGGTGTCTTCAAAAAATAAGAGAAAAATGACACAAATAGATAAACAAACTATACTTTCTTATTGGAAAGAAGTCGTAGAAAAATCTACAAAATTAACTAAAGTTGAAGACGTTGAAAAAGTGTGTGAATTTGTGCACGGATTAAGTCTCGAATATGATCCAAACGTCTTGAATAATCAAAAAACTCTTACAACTACTGAAAAAGATATTCCTAACTCTTATTATTCTGAACAAAATATGTTAGCTTTATCTTTAAAAGTTCTCAAAGAACTTCAAAGTTTAATAGATGTTACAATAGGTTTAACAAATGTAATATTTGTTGATCTTCCTATTTATGAAGATTTAAATTTTATTAAAAAAATTGAGTCAGATGGAACTATTTGCATAAAAAAATCTTCAAAAATAATTAATACTAAAAAACACTATCATAAAATAAAAATTCAAAAAGAATTGTTTTATGATACTTCATATAATGAAAAAGCTTTAATGATAATAAAGGATATTATTTCGAGTACAATCGCAAATAAAATAAATGAAGGATTACAAAAAGGACACAAGTTTTTCATATATCATCTCGTTGACCGCGTATACACTAAATTTGAAAAAATCGGAGATCCTGACTATATAGAAATTGAATTTGTTTCAAGATGGTTTGAAGAAGAAATTAAAACTATGACAGTAAAAGATTTATAAAATAAAAAATAATATGGCCTACACTTTAAACATGACTCATAATTTAGATTGGACACATAAAAGTATATCAATAATTGATATAAGAAAACTTAATAAGCTGTATGTTATTAAGATTAATGATCCTTTAGCAACAGCGCAAATAGACGCGCCGTTGTTCGTAAAAGATAGTATATTCGAAGAAAGACTTAAGTCATATTTTCTTAAAGATATGTCTCAAATATCCAGAGATGATATTTTAGCAGTTAAATGGAATATGTACATCACACAATCTTATTTTATCAAAATAAACGAAAGCGGTAATGTTGAAAAATTTTATCATGATGTGAATAAATGGTACATAAGCTATCTCGATATTGAAGGATCTTTGGGATCTTTTTCAGCAATCTATCGAGATAAAGAATTAAATAAACAATAAAAATAATATATTATGAAAATTCATTTAATTTGTCCCGTACGGGGAGTAACAGAAGAACAACAAAAAGAGATTGATGAATACGTAAAAGAATTAGAATCTCAGGGACATACGGTGCATAATCCTAAATATGCTGTAAATCAAGACGACGAAACAGGATGGAATATCTGTAAAGGTCATCTAGATTCAATGATTCAATCTGATCGAATTGATGTATTTTGGGATATAAATTCTAAAGGAAGTCACTTTGATTTAGGAATGGCATTTGCATTAAACTTACCAATAAAAATTGTAAAACTATATGAGCCTGATAGTGATGGAAAATCGTATGTTAAAGTAATGCGCGAAATAGAAAAGAAAAATAAAAATAAAAAAAATGAAAACAAAAGAAGAAATTTTTAAAGAAATAGGCACGCCGTTATCACGAGTAATTAACGAGGGTGTATATAATAACTCGGGAGGATTTTGCCCAAATTGTCATTCAACTACAATTCGAAAACCCTTATTATTCGGGAAAGATTATTGTATAAATAAAGATTGTAGATATAATAAAGAACCTATTAACAACAATTAAATGCTAAAATGGAAAAAGTAGAACAAACAAGAGTTAAAATTACACCGGAAATAATGAAGAGTCAAAAGACTCTCACTTGTGAATGCGGGGGGATGGTTTTCGAACCAGGTATTATATTCAAAAAATTATCTCCTATAATCTCACCATCCGGAGAAGAAACATTATATCCTATGGAAGTATTTGTATGTGCAAAATGCGGAAAAGTTCCGGAAGAATTTAATGATCGTAAAATGCTTCCAGATGAAGTATTAGCAAAGAAATCAACAATAATTAAATAACAATTTAAATTTTAAAACTATGCAGCAATATTATCGTGCAACAATCAAAATTCAATTTGAAGACAAAAAGGGAAATCTGAAGTATAAAAAAGAAAACTATATTGTATTCGCAATGTCACCGACTGACGTAGAAGCCAAGTTGTCAAAACATTTAGGGGACGGAAACTATGAAATTGTGGGTATAAATCTAGTAGGAATTGTAGACGTTATTAAATAAAAGTATTTCGAGTTAACTCAATATGATCATAATAATATATAAATAAAATAATATAATTATTATGAGTAACTTTGATAGAAAAAAATTTGTGTTCCATGAAACATTTATGAACTCATCGGGAAAAACTTCTGGGAGTGGGTTTATTGGTGTTATTTTAGGATTAATTGCTGGTGGAGCTTTTATCTCAACTATATTTGGATATTGGTTTGAAATTCCAAATACTATTGAAGTGATGGGCGAAATCTTAAAACTTGTTGCTGCGTCAACAATATTATTAGGCGTAAGAAAAATTTCTGGTAATTTAGTTAAAAATGGAAACGGTAATGGAACAGAAGATGTAAGTACTAATGTTCAACAAAAAGGATAAAAATGCCATATAATTTTGATTTTTCACAACTTACAGATATTAAAACGATTGAAGTTCACCCAAAAGGATGGATAACGCCCCTTCAAGTTGAATACGGAATCGCAGAAGATATAAAAACTTATGGAAAATTATCTTATTTTTGGAGAGTTAAAGGAACACAACACACATTCGTTATTCCCATTGTTCGTTTGGATTTTTTAAGCAAAGGAGACTATAAAAAGCATTTTAATGAAACTCTTGAAAGCTTTAGAGAAGATTATATCACCTGGAAAAAAGAAGGATTCCAGTACGAATGGGCCCGAGATTATGAAAGACAGTTCTCTCAATTTGTCGTTATATGAAGTTAAAATTAAAAAAATAGTTAGTATTACAATTAAAAACAAAAAAGATGGAGAGTAATAATCGTTATTTTCAATGGATTTTAGGAGATCGAAGAGGCGAAGTTGTTGTATTTGACAGTATTGTTGCCGAAGATGGCGAAATATACATTACATTTAAAGATCAATCTAGAATAAATGAAAAGTTAGTAGCGCAAATAAATTCAAGAGATCTTACTAATAAATGGATGGCGGAGGTTGATAGTCCTTCAAATATATGGAAATTTCGAAAAGTTGAAAAACCGCAAGAAAAAGAGAGACTTGAGCAAGATGCAAACACAGGCGTTAATTATGAGATTCCCACTGCTGATGAAATGGCACATGCAGATTTAACGCCCGGAGGAGGAGTAACACGCCCAACGCCATCATCAAAGAGAAAAAAAATTGAACTAGTTCCGCCTAGACCAACACCCGCGTCACATTCAGTTTTTGGAAAAATTCAAAGATCTATGACAGTACAAGAACCTATTTTACCAGAAGCTTATAATATTCAGCCGCAAACAGTTAATACTCCTGTACAACAACCAGTAAAACCTACTTATGACACAACGGATCCTGTATATATTCTAATGTCAAAGGCCAAAAAATTAGACACAGAAATAATTATGGAAATGACAGTAGCGTTACCACCAAAAAACTTGTATGAAATAGCTAAAGAATCATTTGATGAAGGAAACACAAAATTTATCGATTATATCGTTTCTGAAATTACAGTAGATGAAATAAAAGAAGCGCTTAAAATCGCTATTAAGCAAATGTACGATGACTCTGAAATTAAAGATATTAATTCATAAATATATAATAAAATAAAATTATGGAAATGAATGTGAATGAAAATATCGAAAGAAAAACTATTGTTGAAGGAGACTGGGAGGACGTGATAGAAATAAAAAAACATTATTATCTTGTTTCTAAAAAACATCAAGTTACAGTATTGCCCTACACAATAGACTCAAAGGGCCTCCTAGACAAAGTCGGTGTTATAAAAGATTATAATTATGTTTTTGAAGAATATGATTATACGTTAATGAATGGATATGTAAATGAAGATGATGGTACCAATCTTGTAGCTGCTAATAGAGTTCTATATGAATTGCTTGGAATAAATATAACGAATGCTGATGATTGGATGTATCTTGGAAGTCTTTACAATAATTTAACTTCAGATTCAGCTATCGATCTATATTGCGTAGATCTTACAGATAAAGAATTACCAAAAAGCGAAGAAGTGCAAGAAGCATCTAAAAATATAAAGTTTAAGATGATAGATTCGTCATACGTCGTGACGTCAGATGATACACTTTTATTAGCAGCATTTCTTCGCTTGTTCAATTACTTTTACGTTAATAGTTTGCATAATAGTACAAAATAGTAAAAATTTCTATGAATATATAATATATGGAAGTTTGGTATACATATCATCAAATTATTGAAATATTTGGAATTTGTAAACAGACATTATATAACTGGAGAAAACAAGGACATATCAAGTTTAAAAAAATAACAAAAAAAACATATTTATATCAACTTCCTGAACTTAAAAATATTCAGGAAAATGAAAAGAAAACAACCTAATTTTTTCTATATTTACATTATAACTAATTTAATTTTGAATAAACAATATGTAGGTAGTCGATTGTGTTATAAAAATAAAATTGAAGAAGATGAATATTGGGGTTCTAGTAAATATCTGAATAAAGATTATAAAATTTATGGAAAAGAAAATTTTAAAAAAGAAATTTTAAAATCAGATTGTAAAGATAAAATAGAAATGTTAAATGAAGAAACAAACTTTATTTTAAAATATAATACATTAGCTCCTAATGGATATAATATAGTTTTGCCTACTCAACATTTAAAATTTCATAATGGTGGTTGTAAAGTTTGGAATAGTGGAAAAAAGAATTGTTTTTCAAAAGAAACTCGAGAAAAAATGAGAAATGCAAAATTAGGTACTAAAAGATCGGAAGAAGCAAAAAGAAAAACAAGTGAAACTTTTAAAATAAATGGTTCTAAAAAGAAAGAAAAACATCATATGTGGGGAAAACATTTATCTCTAAAACATAAAAAAGCATTAATAACATCACGAATAGGAAAAAAAACTATACATACAAAAGAAACTAAAGAAAAAATGAGTAAAGCAAAAAAAGGAAAAACCTGGGAAGAAATATATGGTATAGAAGGAGCTAAACAAATGAGAAAAAAACGTAAACAATTAAAAAATAAAAAAAATGAATCATAAAGAACGAAGAAAAATGAGCAAACGTTTAGGTATATTACAGTATCAACAAAAATTGTCTCGAAGTCGAAAATTTGATCTATTAAGAGAAAACATTATTTCTGGAAAACAAATGCACAAAGAAAATGTTGAAAGAAATAGAATTCTTCATGAAAGATTACAAGATGAAAAAGATTCTCAAAAAATTTATCTTAAAGCTCTTGAAATATCTGAACATGAAAGACTCCCAATTGAAACAGCTATAGAAAAAGCTAAAAAGGAAATTTCTGAAAAAAAATAAACTTAATTTAATTCTACGGTGAAATTTTATATAACTGTCGAAGGAGTTGAAAAATTGAAAAAATCTTTTCTTAATTTAAAGCTCCTTTCAATAATTTATATTCCTGAAATTTTAGAACAATATGGCTATACATATTCAACTATTGATGACTATGGCTCATTTATAATTAGCAATCAAATAACTGAACTTATTAAAACATATGCAAAATCAAAGAGAATTAGGGGTATAATTTATTCAAATCCAAATATTAATGAAAATGTTTTGCCGAATCTTTTTGACATACTCGGAGAAATTGATACTATAAGTGAAGTTGTTTTATTTGATGACTATAATGTTCCTAAATTAACTCATCTATATAAAAATTTCGATGAAATAGTTTTCTTTCCATCTGTGAAAAAAATTCGTTTAATTGAGGCGGTAAGAATAGATAGATTATCACAATATAAATTTAAACCTTCTTAATAAAATTTATAAATTTTAAATATCAAAGCACGATCATAATGGTCGTGCTTTTTATTTGAATATATAAATAAAAAATATAAAACATATTATGGCTGAAGTTTCTAGAGTAGAACAATTTTTTAGAAATTGGAATAATGGAGTACACGATTGGGCAGCATTTGTAAGTGCAGTACCAGAATCTCCTTGTATGAAATCCCAAGTTTTAGCATTATATAAAATAGGATATCCTCATGATGAAAATAAACAAGTTGCTCCTCGTATAGCAAAATTACGAGAAGGTATAAAGGCTGTAGCTACAACCGAAGTCAAGG